AATTATGAAACTTTCACCTGAGACTATTGACATCTTAAAGAACTTTTCAACGATTAATAACTCTATCGTTATTTCTCCTGGAAATGTTTTGAAGACCATTAATCCTGAACGCAATGTATATGCCCGGTCAACCGTAGCAGAGACCTTTCCTAGGGATATTCCGATTTATGAACTTAGGCAATTCTTGAATATTTTCACTCTTCATAAAGATGCAGATGTAGATTTTTCAAATGAACAATACATTCTGGTCAGTCAAGGGACAACCAAAATGAAGTTCTATTATGCTGACCTTTTTTCGCTATCAAAGAATCTTAACATTCCAACTCAGGAATATCCATTTGATGATGTAGTTCTTAGTGTATCATTAGATTCCAGTCTTTTAGATAGAGTCCGAAAAGCTGCCAATATGTATATTCTTACGGACCTCTCATTGGTTGGCGATCAAGGAAAAATTGAACTTAAGGTTCATAATAAAGAAGATCCAGCCTCAAAGAGCTACAATGTTGAAATCGGAACAACTGATGATGGCTTCAATTTTGATTTCAATTTTATTGAAAAGAATCTTATGATTCTACCGGGCTCATATAATTTAGACATTGCCGTTTTTACTGGTGGAAGACTAGCTTCTAGATTTACCAATCAGAGTCAGGATCTACAATATGTTATTGCACTTGAACCTGATAGTTCTTTTGAGCGAGTATAAATTGAGTAATTTTTTGAAATCCTATGAACCACCTTTATAATGAACAATGAATTCCTCTTCACCGAACGGTATAGGCCAAAAACTGTAGATGACTGTATTCTACCTGATCAGATAAAGGCATACTTTACAGAAGTAAGAGATTCCGGCAATGTGCCAAATCTACTTCTATCTGGCCCCTCTGGAACCGGCAAGACCTCAGTATCACTAGCACTCGCAGATGAACTGAACCGAGATTTTATGAAGATTAATGGAAGTGAAGAACGAAGTATTGATGTTATCCGTAATAAGGTAAAATCATATGCATCTACAATTTCGCTTTCATCTACCGGAAAGAAGTTTCTACTAATTGACGAGGCTGATAATCTTACACACGATGCCCAACTAGCACTTAGGGCATTTATTGAAGAATTTCAATCTAATTGCGTTTTTATTTTTACTTGTAACTACAAGAACCGAATTGATAAATCATTATGTTCAAGATTTACACATATTGATTTTAACTTTCCGACTGATGAAAAGCAAAAGATTCTTGCTAGGTTTTTTAAGAGTGTTTCTAATATTCTAGAAACCGAGAATATTAAGTTTGACCCAAAGGTTCTTGCATCATATGTCGGAAAATACTATCCAGATTTTAGAAGAACGCTTCTAGAACTACAGGGATATGTACGAAATGGCATTATTGATGTTGGTATTTTAGGTGCTACCTCTGATGTGTCTGTTGTTGAATTGTTTCAACATATCAAGGACAAGAATTATGCAAATGTTAGAAAATGGGTTATTCAAAACATTGACAATGACCCATCCATAACCATCCGAAAAATATTTGATGAGTTGTGGAAAAATACTGAAATTGTTAAATCAACAATTCCACCCTGTATTATTATTCTGGCTAAATACCAGGATTTAGCAACGAGAGTTGCGGACCAAGAAATCAATATGATGTCTTGTATAACCGAAATTATGTATGAAACCGAATGGAATTAATTATGAACCGAAATCAAGCCGAAGATCTAGCCACACTTGCAACAGTTTTTTATACTAATCTTTCCGAAGATTCAACCTGGCAGAATCCATTTGCATATGAAAATTGGAAGCCTGACATTGTTATGAGTTATCTCCAAGAAGAGCCATCGGGAGAATTTAGTGAACTACACCAGGATTCATTAACTGATGAGCAAAGGCAATATGCCTATACTCTTTATAAGAGCCTACCGGAATATCTAAAGGAAGTATCTGTGGTATCTGTGAATGAATGACAAAAACCCCCCGTGGGGCTATGATGAAGACCCGTGGAAAGAGATGGACCTTTTCAAGAAATGGGTCTTAGAAAAAAACCTCAGGGCAATTGATGTAGAAGATACGCTCTCATTGATTGAAATATTTATTTTATGTTCAGAAAGTTTTGATTCAGCCTCACCAGAAAGGGCTCTTTTTGAACTGCAAGAATGGAATGATTATGTTCAGGATATTGGATAAATGTCAACACCAGATTTAGGACAATGGCTAACGTCAATCAACTTCTCTAAGGAAAATCTGATTGACGAAATTCCAGAGAATATCTCATCCTATAATTCTTACATCATCAATAAATGTGTTGCGGGTCATCTTGATACGATTCTTTTTGCAAATGAGATGAATCAGCATCCTTATATTTCTAAGGATATGCAATACTCTTTTTACTTAAACTCTCTCAGAAAGAAGAAGAGATATTCACCTTGGATTAAAAAGAATGATGCTGATAACTTAGCAGCAGTTAAGGAGTATTACGGTTACAATGACAAGAAAGCACTAGAGGCTCTGAGGGTTCTAAATAGAGAAGAGATAAATTTTATCAAACAAAGATTGAATAAAGGTGGAATGAAAAATGGGTGAATTTAATAAAGAAGGGATCGTAGAATGGAATCCTTCAATGATGATTGAAGTAACCCTGGAGGCGCCGGATACTTTTCTAGTTGTTAAAGAGACGTTACAAAGAGTTGGTATCTCCAGCAAGCACGAAAAGAAACTCTTTCAAAGTGCTCATATTCTTCATAAGTCTGGAAAGTATTACATCGTTTCTTATAAAGAACTGTTCGCTCTTGATGGAAAGTATTGTTCTCTTACTAATTCTGATATTCAAAGACGTAACCGAATCGCAAAACTTCTATCAGATTGGGGTCTAATTCATATTGTAAATCCTGACCAATTTCAGGATATGGCACCTTTAAGTTTGATTAAGGTACTGTCATATAAAGACCGGCAAGAATATGAATTAGTATCAAAATATACAATCGGTAATAAAAATAAGTATCCAAAACCTGAAACCACAAATGATGCTAACTGAAATTAATACCACAAAAGCACCTGAAATTGAAAGCACGGCAAAGGAAATTAAGAAGGATTCCTGGATTATCGTTTTTCCTGATATGGTTTTAATTTCACAATTAGTTCCTAAGGTAGATGAGGAAAATGATAAGGAAGAGTGGATTATTATTGAACCTTATGTGATTACAAATTCAAAGCTTGCCACGCTTTCTCCGTATCTTTCTGAATATACTAATTCAAATAGATTTGTCATTAATATGGATAAGGTCATTACAATTACTAAACCAAATCAAAAACTTCAGGCAAAATACGATAGTATGTAAAGAATGAGATTTTATACAAATGTGAAGCAGGTAGGAAACTACATTTATGTTAGAGGTTATGAAGAGGGAGTTACATTCAAAGATAGAGTAGAATATAAGCCAACACTTTTTATAAAATCCAAAGACGCAAGTAAATATAAAACTCTTCAGGGTGAATATCTAAAACCAATTAAACCTGGAACAATTAGAGACACCAGAGAATTTTTGGGGAAGTATAAGGACATTGACAATTTCTCAATTTATGGAGATATTTCTCCGGTTTCTCAATACATTTCAGAAAACTATCCAGAAGAGAATATTGAATTTGACATCAATAAGATAAAAATATATGTTATTGATATTGAGACAACTTCAACGTATGGCTTTCCTAATGTTGAGCAAGCAAGAGAAGAAGTTCTTTTAATTACAATTCAAGATTTTGCAACGAAGAAATCATATACCTGGGGTAGCAGACAATTTAGCGAGAAGATTGAGAACAATATTTACTATGAATGCGAAAATGAAGTAGACCTTCTCCAAAAGTTTCTCGCTTTTTGGGAATCAGAACCACCCGATGTTATTACTGGATGGAATGTTGAATTTTTCGATATTCCATATCTTGTTCGTAGAATTTCATCTATAATTTCCGAGGCTGAGGCAAAACGTCTATCAATTTGGAAATATATTAGAGAACGAAAGGTAAGGGTTGAAAAGACGAATAGAGAAGAATATGTCTATGAACTTGCTGGTACATCTTGTTTAGATTTTTTATCACTTTTTAAGAAATTTAGTCAAATAAGATTAGAAAATAATAGATTAGAGACTGTTGCCCAAGAGATTTTAGGAGATACAAAACTAGACCATACTCAATATGAAACCTTTGCTGATTTTTATACCCAGGATTTTGCAAAATTTACTCGGTATAACATTAAGGATTGTGAACTTGTTAGTAGACTAGAGGAACATTTGGGTCTTATTGGTCTGGCTCTCGCAATGGCATTTGATACACGAGTGAACTTTGAAGATGTATTCTTTCAGAGTAGAATGTGGGATTCTATCATTTATAATTATCTTAAGAGAGATAATATCTGCATACCACAAAGGAAGGAAACAGTAATAAAGACCGAGAAGTTTAAAGGTGCATATGTTAAACCAACACAAGTGGGTAAATTTAATTACGTTGTAACATACGACGTTCATGCTCTATACCCTTCAATTATTCGCACATTTAATATTAGTCCAGAGACTCTCGTAAAAGAGAGAAATACCGAAGTTTCTGTTGAATCAATTCTATCTGAACAATTTACTAATAATACAGATTATAGTGTGTGTGCTAATGGTTCAATGTACGATAAGTCTAAAAGCGGGTTTCTACCAAAATTAATGGAAAAACTCTATAACGAAAGAGTTATCTATAAAAAAATGATGCTAGCCGCCAAGGCTGAATATGAAAAGAATCCTACATTAGAGATTCAGAAAAAGATTACTGTATATAATAATTATCAGAACGTCAAAAAAACCGTTCTAAACTCTGCATTTGGAACTCTAGGTTGTGAGTATTTTAGATATTATGATCTACGAAATGCAGAGGCAATTACATATACTGGTCAGGCAATTATTCGGTGGCTAGAGAATAGGATGAATGCCTTCCTTAATAAGATTGCCGGAACCGTTGATTTTGACTTTGCTATTGCAATGGATACTGATTCCATTATGGTAAACTTTGAACCAATAATTAAGCGTATTTTTGGTGATAAGGATGTTGAAATGAGTAAGATTATAGACTTTATGGATAAGGTATGTTCAACCAAAATTCAAGACTGTATTGACAATTCATTCTCAGAAATTTGTAACACTCTTAATTCCTTTGGGCGCCATCTCAGTATGAAGAGAGAAAAACTATGCTCTTCCGGCCTATGGGTCGCCAAAAAGAATTACATTATGAACGTCTGGGATAATGAGGGTGTTAGATATGCTGAACCTAAAATTACTATTTCTGGAATTTCAGCAATTAAGTCTTCTACACCGGCATATTGTAGAACCAAAATTAAAGAAGGGATAAAATTAATTCTGGAGGCGAACAATGAAGATATTATCCGGTTTATTGATATGTGCAGGAAAGAGTTTTTCAGTCTTACTCCCGAAGATGTATCGTCACCAAAGAGTGTCAGCAACGTTAATAAATATTCCGCAGCCAATAATTCATATCAGAAAGGAACTCCAATTCAATCAAGAGCCTCATTGGTTTACAATAGGTACATAAAAGAGCATAAGCTTGATATGAAGTATCCTCTTATCAAAGACGGTGAAAAAATTAAATTCTGTTATTTAAAAATGCCGAATCCTATTAATGAAAATGCAATTGCATTCATTCAAAGATTTCCAACAGAACTTGGATTGAGTAAATTTGTAGACTACAACACTCAATTTGAAAAAACCTTTATTTCGCCACTAAAAGCAATTTTAGATATTATTGACTGGAAAACACAAGAAACAAGCTCACTAGACTTTTTATTTGGATAAACGATATGGATTTCTTAAAGGATTTAATTAAAGAGGTTGGTGGAGAATATACTAAACTTGCAAGAGATATTGTTGAAAATGAATCTTATGTAGATACAGGGTCATATGTACTAAACGCTCTTGCATCTGGAAGTATTTTTGGTGGCATCTCTCAATGTAGAATTACGGCACTTGCCGCAGAGGAATCTTGTGGAAAAACTTTCATTGCTCTTAATGTAGTCAGGGAATTTCTTACCAAGAATTCAGAAGGAATTTGTCTTTATTTTGATACCGAATCTGCTATTAATAAGACTCTATTAGTAGAAAAAGGAATTGATATTAATAGAGTAGTTATTATCAATGTTGTAACTGTAGAAGAATTTCGCACAAGAGCGTTAAAGGCTGTTGATATGTATCTTAAAAAGCCTAAGTGTGATCGCAAGCCTTTATTTTTAGTTTTGGATTCATTGGGAATGTTATCAACAAATAAAGAAATTGGTGATACTCTGGACGAAAAAGATACCCGAGATATGACTAAGGCTCAACTCCTCAAAGGAACTTTTAGAATGTTGACTCTTAAGCTAGGAGAAGCAAACGTTCCAATGATTGTCAATAACCATTTATATGCGTCTATGTCAATGTATGAGGCAAAGAAAATGTCGGGAGGTAGTGGATTAGCTTATTCAGCATCTACAATCCTCAATATTTCCAAGTCCAAGGAAAAAGAAGGCGCTGAAGTTGTTGGAGTTATTTTGAGATTTAAGACGATAAAATCTCGCCTATCCCGAGAAAATCGCGATGTTGAAGTAAGATTGTTTTACGATGAACGTGGTCTTGACCGCTACTATGGTCTTCTACCTCTTGCTGTAGAAGGTGGAGTAATTGAACGAGTTGGTAATCGTTATGTATTTGGCGAGAAGAAGTTTTGGGAGAAAGAGATTATGAAGAACCCCGAAACATTCTTCACTCAAGATGTTTTAGAATTGATTGATGTCTATGCCCAGAAAAAGTTTAAGTACGGCTCAAGCCAGGCTGTAGAAACTGAAGATGATAATGAAACCGATGAATAATAATGAATGGAATCAACTGAAGCCCTAATATTAAGAAATCTAATTTATAATGAAGACTATACAAGAAAGGTTCTGCCTTTCATAAAAAAAGAATACTTCATAGATAATCTACAAAAAATTCTCTATGAAGAAATATCATCTTTTACTGTTGAATATAATGCACTTCCTACACCAGAATCTCTTTCTATTGAATTAGAAAAACGATCTGACTTAAACGAGGAGAGTTATTCGGAAATTACCAAAATTATTTCTGAACTTTCAGATGAGCCTGCCGAAAAAGAATGGTTATTAAAAACAACAGAGCAATGGTGTAAAGACAGGTCAATTTATCTTGCAATTCGTGAATGTATTCAAATTGCAGATGGCAGTGATCCAAAACTAACCAAAGAGGCAATTCCCTCAATTCTTAGCGATGCACTTGCTGTAAGTTTTGACAGTCATATTGGACACGATTATATTGAAGATTCTGAGGCTCGCTATGAGTCTTATATTCGCAAAGAAGAAAAGCTACCGTTTGACTTGTCTTATTTTAATAAGATTACGGGTGGTGGTCTTCCCGATAAAACTCTTACGGTGCTAATTTCTTCTACTGGAGTTGGAAAAAGTTTGGTGATGTGTCACTTTGCATCATCTTATCTTCTTCGAGGCAAAAATGTCCTCTATTTAACCCTGGAGATGTCCGAAGAGAAAATCTCCCAGAGAATTGATGCGAATCTTCTTGATGTTGATATTAAGGATTTTTCAAAGATTTCCAAAGCAGAATTTGATTCAAAAGTTAAGCGGCTATCAGCTAAAACCCAAGGCAAATTAATTGTTAAAGAGTATCCTCCAGTCTCGGCACACTCTGGTCACTTTAGGGCTCTTATCAACGAACTCAAGCTGAAAAAGACTTTTATCCCGGATGTCATTGTAGTGGACTATCTAAATATCTGTGCCTCCAGTCGCTATAAAAGTAATGGGCAGGCTAATAGTTATACTATAGTAAAATCTATTGCCGAAGAATTGCGATCATTATCCGTTGAATTTAATGTCCCAATCATCAGTGGAACTCAAACTAATAGGAATTCGATGACCAGTTCGGACTTAAGCCTGGCTGATACCTCAGAAAGTATTGGTATAACTCATACTGTTGATTTTATGTTCGGACTTATTTCAACCGAAGAACTAGAAGGTATAAATCAGATTCTTATTAAGCAACTCAAAAACCGCTATGGAGCATTAGACCCGCACCGCAGGTTTACAGTAGGCATAGATAGGGCAAAGATGAGGCTATATGATGTAGAACAAGAGGCCCAGGATAATCTTATTGAAAATATGGATCCAGATACGGATAAGAAAGATTTCAAGTCTAAGTTTAAGAATTTTAATTTTGGAGAATGAAAATGACACAACAAATTACTACAACTGAATATGCTAACTTTGTTACTCAAGTAACCTCAAAGCCGTCAAGCGATTTGAATGTTCTTATTGAACGTCTGCAAGAACTACAAGACCTCGGTGCAAACGTTCCACAGCTTATTACTGCATCACACGGTATTAGTGCAGAAGCTGGAGAGTTCACTGAAATTGTAAAAAAGATGCTATATCAGGGTAAACCATATAACGAAGATAACGTCAGGCATATGTGCCTCGAAATTTCCGATATTTTGTTTTACGTTCAAATTGCCTGTACCGCATTGGGTATAACTTTAGATGAGGTTCTTCAGATGAATTTTGAGAAGCTATCAGCTCGTTATCCCGAAGGTACATTCACAGTAAACCGTTCCGAAAATCGTAAAGAAGGTGACCTATGAACGCTCAAGAATTCATAAAACACATAGAAGAAGAATCTAAAAAACGGCTACAAGAAATTTTAGATAGAAAGAATAAAGATGGTTTAACTGCAAATCTTATTCTTGATGTGTATAAATATTTTGGTAGTGACATTAAAAATACTGTTAAACATCTTCTTGAGGATGAAACCGCAGTTGATTACTCTGCAAATGTTTATAAAATTCAGTGTGCCATTAATGATAAGATTACAAATAACCTTAAAGAGTTTGAAGAAATTAAACAACGAGCACTTAGAAATGATTCCACTTTAGATGGAAAATGGGAAGATGAACCTTTACCTGAAAAAATGTATGGAGTTGCCAAAGATTTTGACGAGTTCCTGAATGTTTTTTTGAATAAAAATATTAATAACTGGTCGGATTTGCCTCAACCTAGAGAAGATTTGATTGAAATGCTCAATCAAATTAAGCCGTATTTTATGGGATTCTTAAATCTGCATACCTTTATTTACGATCATAAATCCTATGATTGTAAAACTGTTATCTTGAGTAAAGATGAAATTGTAAACTATTGTTCAAACTTAAATAATTGCCTATTATATGGTGTTTATTTATTAAAGGAACCAGATAAATTTAATCTAAAATATGCCCAAATTGGAACAAGTAAATGAAATTATCATCAAAACAAATCAAAATTTTAGAAGATGTGTTCTCTAACTATACTGAATATCATTATGTAGTTTCTAGGGGCACTGATTATGGTTCTATGGAAGGTATATCTAATCAATTAGAAAAACTTGGCGATAAATCTGGTTACATTTTTTACATAGACCGCGCCGATAAGGCTGGAGGATTTAATCTAAATAAAATCTGGATAGGAAGTGCTCCCGAACCGAAAAATAGCAAACCTTTTTCGCCGGAAATTTGCGAAAGTTTGAAAACCTTTCATGGATTATCTGATTCTGCTTTAGATGAACTTTACCAATCACTCTTAGAGACTGATATAAATATGCGAGCAGAGATAGAAACTGATATAAAAAATATAACTAACTAATGAGATAATAAAATGGAAGAACAGCAAATTCGGAATGAACTAATCCACGCTTTACTCGCAAATCAAAGATACGAGAATTATTTATTAGATGACATTATTTTTGTGGCCGAAAGACTAACTCAGTATATTATGAATGGTGTTGATGAGGACGATGATGAGATTATTAGGATTGAATCTCCTGGCAATCTATCAGAACGACTAAAAAATTTCTCCGAATAAGTTCACACGAAAGACAGTCAAGAGCTGTCCTTTTTAATGTCTATAAATAATAGTAAAAGGTATTAAAATGGCAATACAACTTACCGATGTTGCAAAATATTATAAGGGTACTGCCGAGCAGGATGCAGCTATTACATTTCTACAAACCAATATTAATAAGGCAATTCTAGATAATTTTGCGATAAAATATAGAAATCAAACAAAACAGGAGCCTATGCTTCTTCTAAATGCCGTAAAATATTATAAAGGGACTGCTACACAAAATACTGCATTTATCTATTTACAGACGATGATAAAAACTGATATGCTGAATCAGTTTGAAGTTTTATGGAGAAAACAACCCGAACAACTTGTAACAGCAGACCATTTAGCCTACATTTGGAGATGTAAACCAACCGATATTCCTTCAAGTCAAGTTAAAGATTTGAATGATTGTCTTAAGAGATTTAATATCACAACTCCGGTTCGGATTAGACATTTTTTGGCACAAATTTCACACGAATCTGGTGGTGGAATTTATACTCAAGAACTTGCATCTGGTGCCGATTATGAATATAGAAGTGACCTTGGTAATACTCAACCGGGAGACGGTAGAAAATATAAGGGTGCAGGTTTTATTCAATTAACTGGTCGGGTAAATTATCAAGATTTTTCTAATTTTATGAAAGATCCAAATATTATGAATGGTGTTTCTTATGTTGCAATCAACTATCCTGCAACCAGCGCCGGTTTTTGGTGGTATAATAACAATATGAATTCTCTATGTGATACCAACCCAACAGTTGCACAAGTTACATTGAGAGTAAATGGTGGCTATAATGGTCTTTCAGATAGAGAGGCATATTTTAACAGATGTTGCGATGTAATTAAATGATAAATAGAAAGAGTAATTACAATTAATAGAATGAATAGCAGTCAGTTCTGGGATTTATTTGAGGCATATAAGCAGGTTCATAATGGAGTTGAAGAAGTATCTGAAAGTTCCGAAGAAATGGCAATGCTTCGTCGGAATATGCAAGATGCTCTTCGCCGTGGTGATGGTGAGGCTATTAAAAGAATTTCCAGTCAACTTGCCGACCTTCAGCCACAAGCTCAAGCCGGAATTTCCAGTCAACTTACTG